ACTGCGGGCTGTGCGAACTCAATCAAAAAGCGCTCAAGTCCTTGGAAGATCTGAGCGCTTGTCGTGTCAGTTGTCGCCATTTGTCACCTCGGTATCTGGCACGATGACCAGCGTTTGCGGAATCGGTTGCATGATTGCCTGAACCGAAATCCAACCTTCGGCACTGAAATCCTCCATTACCGCATCAATCTGCCACTGACGATTCAAGTGATCAAGAACATAGTCGCCCGCCTTGGCAAGCGGTCTATAAAGCGCCTGAGCACGTTCATCAGGATCTTCGGGGGCATACATGTAAATACGCCGAACGATGTCGCTCACAGAGATCTTCTCGGCATGCAGGACAGCATCAGGAGCGATGCTCTGAATCTGTCCAAGGAAGACCTCGCCCTCTCGGACATTCGGCAGGGTCTCCATCGTGTCGTAGCTCCGAGTGAAAGTGCCGAGCGATCTAAAGAGCGTGAAGGCTTGATCGGCATTCACGGCGGTGATTGCGCCTCGGACTGTGTTGTGCAAGTTCATTTTCTGACCTCATGATGGATCGCATTGACCATCGAAGCGGTATCAACAAGCGGAAGGTCTGGATGCGGTCTGCCCTTGCGCTCCTTGGCGGCTATCGTCTTCGGAGAGAGTGGAGCAAAATCGCCGCTCATGATCTTCGCTTTGATGTCGCCTGTCATCTGAATGCCAAGATCGTTCAGGGCTTTTTCAAGATCCTTGACTCCGTACTGTTCAATCTGCTGTCCAATACTGGCTACCCATTCCTTCTGACGCTCCGCAAGAGTGTTTCTAAGGAACGGACGGGCAGGAATGTGCCTCGTCCCGAATTCCATCATTGCCGCATAGGGTGCAATGAGAACGGACTTGTCCAGCTCTCCATCGTCCACATCCGTATGAGCGCCTTTCAAGATGCCAACGACCAGAGTGTGCTTTTTACCGCCCTCGGGAGTCAGAGCTACCTTGATGGTCTGAAGGGCAAGATTCATCCCTCGGATTGTTGCTTTAGCCGTTGACATGGACATACTGAGCGCCGAAATACGCGCCCCCTGCCTTGTAGCGATTCAACAGCAAGAATGCGGTTGCTCCGCACTTCGTGGAGTTCCACCAGGAATCATCGTCCACGCGAACGCCAAAGCCCGCGCTGACGCTTCCCTGAGTCGCATTGGTCAGCGCTCCCGCTTGGGTGTCATCCCAGATGTAGCGCATCGTAGCGATGTGACAGGTCAATGCATACAAGACTTGCTGTCTTGCTCTGACGGGCGGAAGGGCGGCGGGATCGTAAGGGATGAGACAGCTGTCATCGTTTCCAACGATTTCCACCGCTGTGTCAAAACAGTCCTGCAATGCCGCATCCGGGAATTTCGTCTCATCCGAAAAAGCCGGGTAGATAGCCCGGAAGTCCGAATCATTGAAAACAACGACAGCCATTTGGATCAATCCTTGATCTGAGTTACATTCTTGAGTTCACCGGGCTTGATTGGGTTGTCATCGCAATCGTCCCCGGCATTGTCAGCGGCAAGGGCAACCGCCGCATTCTCAGACATCGACCCAGATCGCTCGACAATCTTCCCAGAATCGAACCAAGGCTTATAAGCCTTGCCATAGACCTTTTTGACTTCTGCCCAGTCGGCTTTGTCTACGAAGTTCACGCTGTAACCGCCCTCGGGGAGCACGCCGTCCTTCTGTCCTGCAAGATGCACGGCATTTGAAGCCAAGAAAACGACATGCCCATTCGGGAGCAGGAACTTCTGGCTGCGTCGGGACGCAAAAAGAACCGTGACACGCTCGGCGCTCTTTGCGCTCGTGGCGATGTCAACCGTTGCGCCATTGGTCTGGACAGTTTTAAGTGCCGCCTTGGCTCGGGTAGAAGTCCGGGGGGTTGTTTTACGAAGTGCCATTTTTCAAAAATCCTGAGAGCCTAGAAAAGATGCAACCCGAGCGGGAAGGAGATGACGCTTGCAGTCGGCTCTTGAACTGCAAGCGCTAGAGAAACCGCTCGGGGTGTCGTGATGCAAGGGAGAATCAGGTCTTACGAACCCTGCAAGCCGCTCATGGTCGAAACGCCAATCGGGCGATACAGCAGACAGCCCGCGCTAGAAGAAGACCACTTCTGGCTCATGGCGGTATGCTCAAGCACGACGCGGCTCGGACGCAGAACATCCGTAAAGCCGCAACGACCGACCTTGCCGCCCATGATTGACTGAGCGATCAGCATGATGCTGTCCACGCCCGAAGCGGTCAGCTGAGGAACGACTTCGACGCGCAGATTCGGGAAGTGCTTTCCGATCAGCTCCATCGCAGGAGACACGCCGAGGGCAGTTGCCTTGGCGAGGTAGGCGTTCAGAGACGGGGGAACGGCAAGAACCATTTCCGTGTCAAAGGTCACAAGACCCTGACAACGTTCCTGCATGTCTGCGAAGAGCGCCAAAATGTCGTTGTAAACGCCGGTGGCGGTCTTATCTTCCCAAGCCGTATTGCCAGACTCAACGGTCGGAGAAATCGCAGAGGGCAGATTCGGCTCGTTCAGAATGCCGTAAATGGACAGGCCAGAAACGCCGTGCAGTTCGATGTCGTTGCGTGCAATGGCAATCGCCTTGGCGGCGGCCTGCTGTTTCTCGGCAAGCAGAGCGATCTTGGCGGCGGCGGCAACTTCCTGCTCCAGATCACCGCATTCGATAAGCGTCTGGAAGCGGAAGATCTGGCGGGTCGGGAAGTTGAAGTTGGCATCCGAGGTCGTTCCCTTGCCAAAGTCGGAGTAAGGCTCGACCGTGCCGACATGCTCAGACTCACGGAACATCGTCTGTGCGTCCTTCCACTCGCCGACCTTAGCCGCAGGGAACAGCTTCTCAGCCATGAGCGGAGCGGTCAGGATTTCCACGACCTCGGGATCGAGGTACGTAGCGAACATTTCAGGAATGCCGACATTGGCATTCGTGATCAGCGGAATTGCGGCATCCATTGCAATGCGCAGGCTGTTCTTCTGCGCCGGGAGCATCTTCATCGCACCGAGCGCAAAGCCCTTTTCAGAAAGAGTATTCATAGTGTCAAGTCTCCAAAAAGTTAAACCTTGGCGGCGTAAAGATCATCAGCCTCGGCCTTAGTCAGGAAGGCGGCATCGGCTTCAGCAAGCGTCACAGGAGCGGCGTTGTCGTACGTGCCGATCAGGATCATGTCGTTCTTGGCTCCCGTTCCGTAGACCTTGATCACCTTCCACGGCGTGGGGGTGCAAGAAGATTCGGTAGCGTTGTTGCTGAAAACGCAAGATCCGTCAACCTGAGAAGCGTGAACACGCATGCCGACCGTGACCGTGGTGTTCGTGCCGTTCTTGACGGCGACATTGCCCTTGATGATCGGGCAAACGGGCTGATTGGCGGGAACCTTGTTAACAGCTCCGAAACCGCTGTGCGCGTAGACCTGATTGCGAACAATCAGACCTGCAAGGGCGGTCGTGCCTGCCTGAACAAGGCGAGAAGCATTCCCGGATTTCAGGAAAGCGAAGTTACCGACCACGAGATCGGTATCAGCAAAGTAGCCCACGGGGGCAAAATGAGAATCGTTGGCAGTCATCACCTGACCCGGAAGGGCAGGAGCAATGCCTTCATAGACGGCAGTCTGTGCCATAGTTTTGTACTCCAAAAGAAGTTAGTGAATGCGATTGAGTGCGGCGCTCAGAGCGTCCGACATCGGAGCGCTGTCAGCGGTCTTCTGCGGAGCGTCCTTCTTCATGCTCATGAGAGCCGTGAAGACAGCGCGGGCGGAGACTTCGGGGACTTCTGCGCGGTAGTCCATAGCCTTGAGAGCATGAGCGTAGATTGCGCCCTCGCTCTTGAAGCTCATCGGGTCGATCTTGCCCGTCACGGAGCGAACAGCGTCAGCCGCCTTGAACAGCGCAGAGACACGCTTGACAGCGGCATCCGTAGCCTTGGCGATGATGTCTGCATCTCCTGCCTTGGCTTCGGGCTTGTCTTCGTCTTCGCAAGTATCCTCATCCTCGGACTCGGGCTTCTTTTCGTCCTCATCCTCGGCAGGCTTGTCCTCATCCTTGGCTTCTTCTTCGTCCTCGCCCTTCGGCTCTTCAGCCTTGTCGGAGTCCTCATCACGAGTACCCTCGACATCTTCCTTGGCGGCTTCAGCTTCGTTCTTCTCGAAGTCGGCATGAGCTTCGGCAAACTTACGGACAAGAGCGTCAATCTGTTCGGGCGTGAGTTCGACTCCCGCCGATTCGATCACCTTTCGGCTCCATTCCGTGAAGTCATCGCAAGCGGATTTGTTTTCTTCCATTGCGGATTTCTCCATTGATTGATTCGGCAGGATGTCTGCCACTCGACAACCCGTCGCCCTGCCCTTTGCGACAAGGGCGACGTGATTGCATCGGATATTCCTCATGATGAAGTCAAAAGCGACTCCGTCTGAGGTCTTGCCCGTCTTCCATTCAGGCTCAAAGGAGTAACCGCAAGACAGATCAGCGAGTTCGCCGCTCTGCACTTTCTCGATTGCATCCTTGTCCCAGATGGTCAGCGAGTTCGTGATGTACGGGTCTTGCCATGCGGCTTCCGTACCGATTGCCCCGACCCTAAGTTCCTTGAGCGGTTCGTCCGGGGAATCAAATTCGTGCTCTGCCAAGAGCGGGACTCCGTTATAGGTGTCCAATGCTTTCTGAAGTTCTTCAGCAGGGCGATAGGCGTAATAGATTCGCTCTGGGTCGATGTCTGGCGACTCGGGCAGTTCCATGCCGTAGTAGGGAGCGACTTGATCACAGGTCAAGCGGTTCCCGTCAACATGCAAAAAGCCGTTCGAATCGAAGTGACGCCGACTAGCATCCAGAGCGACAAGTCTTAGCTGTTTGTGAGGTCTTTCCATAGTTTCTTGTCCACGATGAGCCGAAAACTGCAATTGCAGTTGATCGGCTGTCCGGGAAGTTCCCATTGAGATGTCTCAGGGTTGTAGAGTCCCTTTGTTAGGTCAAACTGCTTGCCGTTCCATGACCGATGAACCTTGCGCTCAGACTTGCGCCCTGGGATGTGAATCCACTCGGCGCGTGAGATCCCTGCATCAAGGCAGTTAGCCCTAGAGATGCCCTGCGTCGCTTTGTTGGCTTGGTCTCGGGCAATCATTGCGGCGCGGCGGGCTGTGATGTCGTAGCGCTTTTTGAGTTCGGTGCTGATCTGCTTTAGATCACGGCCTGCCGTCACGCCACGCATGACAATGCCCTCAACATCTGTGAGATATTGCGAGCCGATGCTCTTGATCAAATTCACGTTCTCGGAGACAAGAGACTCGACAACGCTCTGGGTCAGGGTTCCCGTCTCAAATGAGACTGTGAAGCCCTGCAAGCCTGCCGCCATGAAGCTCTCTTTTTGCGCTTTATTCACGCCATTACGGACACGCTCGACAAACCATTGAGCAAGCCTTGGAGCCGTGAAATTAATCCGAGCAGCGAATCGCTCCCGAGCCGCCGTCAATAAAGACTGCAAGCGACTTACAGGACTATCGTCTCCAACGATCTGTGACTCATCCTGTCGGTATTGCTCTTTGATCGCTGTAGCGACCTCGGTGCTTAACTCTCGGACGATCTTGATCAGCAGTCTCGTATATTGAGACTTCAGCCCTGCATTGGTATGCAAGACGCGGCTCTTTGTCGGCTTAATGTCGAGGTCAGGGCTTTGCATTCTCGCCACCATTTAGTGCAGAGAAGGGATCGTCCTCGGGGCTTTCGATGCCCTCAGGAGCGCCGCCCTGCAAGCTGTTCGCAATCGTTGAATATTCCGTGTTTTGAACAACATCGCGGGCTTCGTCAGGACTCATCACGCCGCGATCCAGATAGACCGCGAGGGTGTCAGCAAGCACCTTCTCGGTGTCTGCAAGCGTCCTCTGATCTTCTTCATTGAGCGGGCAGAAGTCGAAAGACGGAGCATCAAGACCCAGATGCATTGCAATCGATTGCAGAATGCGGTCGAGCGGTCTGCGCAAGACCTTCTCTTGGAGCGCCGAAATCAGATCATTGTGGACTTTGATGTCGCTTTCGCCTGTATTGAAACCCGCAGGACTCAGGCCGAGCGTCTTAACCACGTTCGTCCTGTTGACAGCGACAGCGAACTGCAAGCTCTGCGAAAGCAAAGCATCCAGACCCGACAGCGGAGTGTTGACTTGTGCAAAGTCTTCGGAGTCTTTGTCAATAACCGCCACGCCATCATTGTTGCGCCACCGAATGAAATTCTCGATTCGCTTCTCGACTTGGCTACGAGCGCCGCCCGCATACAGCCAATTCTTGATGTCCATTTTCAAGAAGGACGCGCTGAATTTTTTCAGCAGGCGATTGACGGATTCTCGGTTATCGCGGAAGTCTTGGACATAATCTTCAAGCAGTTGAGCGTGAGGGATGCCAAGGAAGTTGTAGTTCGGCTTTAGGATGTCAATCGGCTCATTCTCAACGATGCGGATCAAGCGCGATCTGTGGACGGGCTTGCCCATGACAAGAAAGACGCTAGGCTTGTAGAAGTCAGCGCGTAGCGGATCGTTGGCATTGAAGGCTTGCGGAGCGACAAAGATCGGATCAATAACGCGGAAGGACAGAGACTTGAACTCTGTCGAGTGCGCAGACCAATTCAAAGGCTCTGCCGTGTCCTCTGTGTCGGTGTCTACGAAGATATAAGCCCCGCCCATGAAGCCGCACGTACTGACAGCCCTCTGGACTGTCTCTTTGATCGCATGGTCTTTGATGAAGTCTTCAAAGCGCTGAGCCGTCTCTGGCTCGACATCCTTGAAGGAAATCCAGCGGCGGGTCATCTCATCCGTGCGAGTTCCGATCATGAGTCTGACAACGGCATCCTGTGAGAGCGCTTGCAGTCTGCCGTAGCCTATAAAGCCATGCAGATAGACATCTGAGGTAACGGCAGGGAGCATCTGGATCGAGCCGCCGAAAGCGCCGTCCATCGCCTTTTTAAGGTCTGCCGTGTGCGCCTTGGACGCTTGCAAAGAACCCGCTCCAAAAGAGAAAGCGGGATCGAAAAGACCCCGCTCTACTGTGATCGGATTCACGATCTGCTTGTCATCGTCATCGGATGCGATAGCCAATTTTCTTTCGTTCATCTTCAATCGTCTCCGATTGCGTAGCCGCTCCCGAACTCTTTCAAGTAGGACAGGGCTTGTGTCATTGCGTCAACTTGGTCATCGTGCGCTCCGCTCGGGAACTGCATCAGCTCGGGAATCAGATCACGATGCACCCAATCCGTCTCCAGTGGCGGCAGGTATACATTCCCAGATTCAAAGAGCGGCGTGATTGCGAATGCCCTGGCTTCTTTCGACTCTTTGGGGACAATGGGAACGAAGCCCCCGACAGTCGAATGCAAAGAACTCATTACGGCTGCGCCGTTGGCTTTTTCTTCAACTAACTTCGTCCACGCTTTAGGGTGGTTCTGGCTCAGAAGCCTGACCATGCTGAGCGTATGAACAAAGTCCCATCGTCCTCTGACCTGATCCAACAGGTAATAGTTAGCGCCCTTCTTGCCCCAGACCTGACCGACAACGAAGTCGCTATGCGCTCCGTCCTTGAAGGTCATATCCCAAGATTCGATAACCCTGTCCATCGTGGGCAGAGTCGCCGCTGACCAATGCTTCAGCCATTCAGCTTTGAAGAGTGCGCCGCCATCGGGGACGGGGTGTTGCTGATAGAGCGCCTGCCAATCTCGGGAGCCGATTGCAGTCTTGATCTGTTCAAGGCTCTGCAAGTCATAGCGCTCTGGGTGGAGCGCTTCTCCCGTCTTGCGATAGCGCTCATCATGCTCAGCAATCGCGGGGAAGTTCAAGACTTGCCACGTATCGCCCTGACCTCTCGCTTCAGCGTCTAATAGCTTTCCGCTCAGGTCATCGCAATGCCATCTCGTATTGATGACGATGATTCCCGCCCCAGGCGCTTTACGAGTGTAGAGGGTGCTCGTGTACCAATTCCAGACCTTCTCACGCTGAGTGGCGCTGTCTGCGTCTTCATGATCTTTGAAAGGGTCATCGACCAACAGACAGTTGTGTACCAAAATACCATTGGCAAAAAAGTTATGACATTTTGAGACTTGAAGATCAACTACCAGAAATTCGCCATATTCTTCTGAATTTGACGAAACAGCGTCCCCATATACGTACCACGGACTTCTTGCCGATGGCATTCCTTGTGGCATTCCTCGCACACGGTCACAACATTGTCTGGATTGTTGTTCAAAGGGTTCAAATCCAAATGATGACATTGGATTTTTTCCGTTGAACCGCAAACCAAACAAGTATTTCCGTATTTTGCTAAAGCGGCTTTCTTGGCGTGATACTGCGCATTTATGATGCTCCTCCGATTGCGCAAATCCGTAATTCCGTCTTTGAATTTCGGATTTCCAGAACCCCCCATCATTAACGATTGAGCAATATTCTTGCAATCTTTGGAACAGTAAACGGCAAACTCGCCATGCCCACGATGCACTGCAGCAAACACATTGCCACAAATCGGACAGACCTTCTGCACAGGTTGCAGTCCCGTTCCGAGCCGCCATTGCCGATGCTTCAGACGGCATTCCGTGCAGTATTGCTGTCCCTTCTTTACCAAGGCTCCGCAATCCTTGCACTTGTGCAGATTCGCCCCTTTCTCTGATTCGTGCTTCATCGAACAAGAACGAGAGCAAAAATGCCGCTCCTGTCCTCTTTTCACGCTCTTGGTGAATTGATAACCCATCACGACAAATTCTTTTCCGCATTGCGCACAAAATAGGCGCACCCTTGGTAAGAGTTTCCGCTGGGACAAATCTCCCTTGGCTGTAAATTGGGTGGTTTCCAGTAACCTTAAGGCTTCTTCCTTGGTAACTACGCAGTCTGTGGATTTTTTCCGCATATTTTTCCCGTTTGGCTTCAACAATGCACACCTCTAACTTGTGAGTATTGATATTATAGCCTATTACGGGGCAACCCGGCAAAATATTCTTAATAGACCGATAACCAAAAGGAGTCAACACCTCAGAATCTTCAGCAACACACTCGCCGCCGTGTCCCGTAATGCCACCGCCGACACCCGCAGAGCGATACCGCCCTTTGTGTCCTCTGATTTCAAAGACGGAAGTCTGGCGCAGAGCGTCGCCTGTCTTGCCCGTTCCGAGTTGCGTATCTGGGAAGACTGCCCGATATTCATCCGAGTCAATGATCCTCTGGATGTCCTTGCTGAAAGAGTCAGCAAGACCCGCAGAGTACGAAGTCCCGATAAAAGACAGATCAGGAAAGCGCCCCAGAGCGAAAGCAGGAAACAGCCTAGAAACTAACTGCGACTTGCCATGTCTAGGAGGCATCGTGATCATCAAGCGCGGAGACTTCTTTGCGATCACATCCGCAAGAAACTGATCCAGGGCGTTACAGACCAGAGCGTGAACCCAGCCCGCGCTAAAAGTCCGATCAACGTATTGAACGAAAAGCCCGAAGTGCTTTCGAGCCATGATGATCTCAACGATGTCAGGACTCAGGTCTTGCATTACGCTTTAGCATCAATTCCATGACCTGATCAGGAGACAGGTCAGGGACTCGGTTATCAATCGTTAGCGGATTCTTTGCATCGCCCTTGAAGGTCATTTCGGACTTTTCAGACCATCCGCCTTGCGTCTTCAAGTAGAAGCAAATCGCCCCGAGATTTCCCTCTTCGATCAGCTTTTGGAGCTTGCCCGCCACAAAAGAGATCGCCTTGGCTTTTCCCCTTTTAATGGCGACTTCCAAATCTGCCGCATATTCGGGATCGTTCTGCCGCCTGTTTAGGGTCGAGTAGGACATCCCGAGAGCGTCTGCGATCTGTTCTTTGGTCAGTCCCCGAGAAGCGAGGACTTCGACCTGTTGCAGATCAAGCTCGATTTTCGGTTTCGTTTCCATGATCAGACCTTTCGATACTTCTCATTCAGAATTTTCGGAGCGCAAGCATTCCAATTGATGTGGTGATGGATGCGCTTGTGCGTATCTCCCATCGTGGCAATCTTCACGGCCTGCGGAGAGCAGATCACGCTATAGAAGGTTTTCAAATATGTGCCGCTGTCCAAGTAGGCTTCCGTCATGCCGCCAGACTGCGACTGTGTCTGCTTCTGGGTCAGCATGGATCGGGCTGTCGAGAAGAACAGATCCCCTCGATTGCTCAGCATCGTGTATGTGTTCACATCCTCATTGATGCGACCATAGAAGGAGAATCGGTTGTCCGTTCGGCAGAAAAACGAATTCATCGCCTTGCGGAGCAGACCCTTGTAGATGTTCGGGCATTGAACGCCACCGATGAAGTCGCCCCCCTGGGCGAAGGCAACGGACTTAGCCTTGCTTGCATCAAGGAAATCCAGATACGCATCAAAGACGGCATCGAGATTGCCGAATTCGATCCCTCCGAGTTTTCCATCCTTCAGGTGACGATAATGAAAAGAGGTGTAATCGTCATCGAGTTCCAAAAAGTAAGTCAGGCCGAGATCGGATGCGATGTCAAATGCAGCGTTTCTGGCGGCAAAGATCACAGACCGAGAGCCGTCATTGTCAAAGGTGTCGAACTCATCAAAATATCGTTGCTTGCAGAAGACCCTCACGGCATCCGAGCCGAAGTTCTTGCGATATAGGTCTGCGGTCTTGTCTTCGTCATCAAGGACAAAGACGATGCGTCCCGTATAGCCCTGTCTCCTCAGAGTGCGCTCCGTGATTACGTTGTCAGGCCGTCCGTGTGTCAGGATGAGAGCGGCAAAGGAGTCATGACGCATCTTCGACCCCCGCCAGTGCTTTCAGTTCTTTGGAGAGTCGGACAAAGCCCTCTCGCATGGCGTTATCAAAGTCAATAATGACCAGAGCGGATTGCTCCATCAATCGTTGCATCTCTTTTGATGCGTTGGCGTAATACTCAGCGACCGCAGAATAGTTGAAAGCGGTATGGCGTTGAGCCGCCTTGATCAAGAAGTCACGCTCTTCGGCTGTAATGTCTGCCGTCTCGATGTCCTTGATCAGTTCATCTGTTTTCGATGTATCGAGGCATTGCGACAGCTTCGGATTCGTCCCCTTAATCTCATACTGAGGGACATCTATCTTGTCGGTATACGGGTTTTCTTCATCCTCTGCGACTTCAAAGATGTCATCGAGTTCCGATTCGTTGAAGCCCGTCAAATCAACTATGCCCCCCCCATCGTCTTTAGGTATTCCAGATCGAGCTTTAGAAGATCACGATCCCAATCTGCATTGAGAGCGATCTTATTTGCGGCGAGGATATATGCCTTTTTCTGGGCGGGACTCAGCCCATGCAGATCAACAGTCGGAATGCGATCCAGACCGAGAAGGAGAGCGGCTTGCACTCTGCCGTGACCAGAAATAATGCCCTTGTCTCCGTCAAGCTCGACAGGGTCATTAAAGCCGAACTCCTTAATGGATGCGGCGATCTGGCGCACTTGCTCATCTGAGTGAGTGCGGGCGTTGTTTACGTAAGGGACAAGCTCTTTCGGATCGCGGTAAACGATCTGAAGATCAATTTGTTTCTTCATGGGATTGCAACTCGCAGAAAGGGCGAGGTAAAAGGCTCCGCTCCCGGGAACGAACCGAAAAGCACCCGAGAGCGGAAAGAAGCTCACGAAAAGAAAAACCCCGACAGATCTACGATCCATCGGGGGTCTTCCTTGAACAACAATCTCTAGGAGCAAACTAGAGGATGTATAGAGCAGAGTGTTTTGCCTTTCTTTTGGGTGCATTGACGGATGCCGTCAGGCATCCAATCGAAAAGCGGAACCACTCCACGAGGCGAATCATACGGATTCAATCGGATTTGTCAAGGGGGTCTAGAGTGCATTCAACTGCATGGACTCTCAGCATCAGCGCGGTCTCTGCATCGAGCAAAAAGGCTTTCCAGTAGCGCGAAGACTTCAGCCCCATTGCCCGAGCCTTTGAGCGCATAGCCCTGCGACAGTCCGAGTCTGTTTCATAGTCGAGAGTCGAATGGGTATCAAGATACTCCACTCGCAGAATATCCAAGCGCTCCCGAGACAGCTTCAAAGCGCATTGATCCAGAAGGTCTGCGTCTTTGTAGTCAATTTTGCAGTACATATCATCGGGAACGGGATTCGGTGCTTTGGCTCCCGCTCTCATCGCCAACTCTCGCATGACAGCCGCCAGAGGGGACTGCCCTCTGTGCAGACGATTACGAAAAGCCCGCGCCCAATTCCAGATGCGAGGGCGAAAGGCTCTTAGTTCTCTCGTGTCTACTTCTGTCATTCGATCTTCTCCAAGACAGCGACAGAGACCGCGTCCGAGTTGGCATAGACCTTAGAAATGCTGACGCTGTAGACCTGTTTATCGTCCCGATATGCGACACCGTTCAGGGCGTCCAAGACCAATTTGGCGATGTTGTCTGCATCGGGTTTCTTTGTCACGGCACAGCCGACGAGCGCCGTCTGTTTCGCATGAGACAGCGATCTTGGAATCTGAAACTGCGCCTTGATCACGACCCGGACAGGACACTCAGTAGGCTTCGCATCGAACCGCATGGCTCTGCGGCAGTCGAGCGATATCCGATTTTCAGCGAGAACAGTGTTCCTCGGCGTATACGCATGCCCGGAAAGGCTCAGTCTGGGACGAGCCTTGCCTTGCGGTTTTACGGCACTCTCGAACAAAGCCACGCATTTTTCGTTGTGTTGCAGGATGTCGCTCAGATCGATCATGACCGAATCCTCCAACGCCTGACCGCAAGGAAGCCAACCGTCTTCTTGTAACTGTGAGCAAAGTGCAGATCCATCGTCTGGACTCCCGTCCGAACGCCAGAGCACAGAACGTATTGCGGGCATCGCTGAAACAGCACTCCCGGCATCGCTTCGACCTCAAGAGGTTCGAACGGAGGAGGCAGTGTGTCCACGTTGCGCACATCGATGTCGATCCATTCACGCTGTTTCGATTTCACTTTTCAATCCTCCGAAAAACCTCGATGTCCCGATAGATAAATGCGCTCCCTGTTTTTTGAATAGTCAGATCAGACCCCTGTTCCGCCTTGCCGAGCTTGATAAGAATCCACAAGACAATTGCCACCACCAAACGGCTGTGACCGCTCATGCTTGCGATTTCCCGAGCAGTGCGCCCGTACCCCGGATGCAAGCATCGAAAAACATCCGAAAACAAATTCCTCATCTCTTCTGCCTCGCCAATGAAAAAATCCGAACCTTTGACATCACCACGCATTGCCGCTTGCCGTGACAGCGAATTGCCCTTTCATCGATCTCGTAGCTGACCCGCCCGGACTTGACAAGCCGCCCCAGGCTTGACAGAACACACCGTCGACTGATTCCGAGTTCCTGTGCAATCTCGACCGCGCTCATGTCCGGCTGTTCTGCCAAAAGCTCCAGAATCGCCTCGTGCGTGAGCTTTCCGCAGTATCGGCGAACATCCGCCGTAAATCGGCAGTTCGTCAGTGCGTAGCACTTGACCAAACGCCGACCGCCTCGCCCTAAATCTCTGGGCTGAAGGTCGTACAGGATCAGATCGCGCTTGATGCAGGTACGGATTGCGCTGTCAATCGCGTTGCGGCTCATGCCGAGGCATTCGATAAGATCAAAGACACTTAGCCAAGGATTTGCGGCAAGCGCCCAGACAACTGCCGCAGATCCGCCGCCGCCTCTCGATTCAGATGTCCACATGTCAGACCTCCTTGTCGAGATAAGCGGCTCTGTCAAAGGGACGGATCGCCCGATAGGCTCTGTCCTCTCCGTCAGTTTCCACACGCTCTGCCATGTGCTCCGAGACAAGATCCTCAAGGAGACGACTAAGCAGCGATACGATCTGATCCTCGTCTTCTGGGTTGCAATTCTTTTGCTTGGCGACCTCTTCAAAGAGAGCCTCGGGCGTGAAGGAACGCTCTGGAGCCGTCAGAATGATGTAAAGCGCTGTCAGAGTCATGACTGCTCCTCCTGCTCGATTCGAGTGATCTGGCGGCGTATCTTGAAAAGCATTTCGCCAAGGACTGCCTGCCTGCGATCAGGGTGCATGAGGTAGAACAACTGGAGCCAGACAACGCCGATATCCGCAAACTCGGACAACTGATCATCGAGGCGATCTTCGATTTCGATCACAGAACGATTGAGAAGTCCGGCTTCATTGGTCTTCATGACCGCCGTGATGTACTCGCCGCACTCCTCGATGAGCTTGGCTTGCTGATGCTCGATGCCGTAGTGCTCTGCGATCTGGCGCAAGCCGTCTTTGAGTTCGGCTTTCTGATCGCGGGTCAATGTTGAAAAAATCATTGTTTGCTCCTTATTTTTCGTTCAGAAACCAACGAATCTTTCGGTCGGGATTGGCAGAGAATGCCGCAGAGGACGGATCGAACCAGAGATCAACTTCGCCCTCCCAATCGCCGTTTCGCTGCTTGCAGACTGTGAGCCATGAATCAGACTCGGATGCGTCTTCCTGATAGCCGAGGGAGTTCTCCTGCGCCTTCTTCTCCTTGGCTCGGTTTCTCTGGATCGTGATCGCGTTGTCCACTTGGTCAACAATTGCCCCAGAGCCTTTGAAAGAGAACTTTCCGATGCGCTCTTCTTCGGTCGCACCCTTTCGGACATGGTGGACAAGGTGAATGTGAATCCGAAGAGCCTGAGCGATTTCCGTCAGCGCCTGCACGAAGTTTTTCTGGTCGTTCATGGTGCGCTCGCCGCCGTCACCGGAAACGCATCGCATCAAGTTATCGATAAAGATGTGCTTGCACTCCCATCCGTCCTGCGACATCGGAGTTCCTGCAACAGTCACAGCGCCAAGGATGACCTCGACATCAATCGCTCCGAGATAATTCAAGACGATCATTCGATCCTTCAGCTTCGACAGGAACTCTTCAGCAGAGTCTTCGGGGGTCGGCTTGTGTCCAAGGAATTGCCGCCACATCCGATAGAGAGTGCGTCCAGGAGTCATCTCAAGAGAGATGATTGCGATGCGGTTTCCTGCCCGAGCCATCTGTAGGGCAATCTGTCCCGTCAGAAGGCTCTTGCCGTGTCCGTTGATACCGCCCCAGACAGTCACCTCACCTGGACGGAATTCAACTGCGGGATTGAAGATGAGAGGCGTTCCCTTGATGCCACCCATCTGGATGAGTTCGACATCATCAAGGTAGTCATCGACGCGATGAAAACGCCAAGCCTTTTTCAGTTTCCGATAGGCTTCGATGTAAAAATCTTCAGACATTTATGCTCCTAGTTCAAAGTGTTTGTTGTTCAAAAAATCGTGGTAAACAAAGCCCTGCGTCCCGTTCATCTGGATGATGCGAGGGGGACGATCAAGGCTTGCGAGATGATCAAAGAGTCGTTTTGCTCTGCGGTATTGGCTCGGGTTTGCGTACCCGATGAAAACGTCCTTTGCGGAGAAGAGATCCAAGCCGTCCTTACGGACAGGGTCAGACCGCAAGACAGTGATCCAGAGCGACCCTGCCATGATGCAGGAGTAGTCCCGATCCACATCCGAGAATTCAAAATGGACGCACACAAAGGTCTCGGGCGTATAATTAAGGTTCATCAGGGACATCAACGTTTCCCCCTGATGACTTTGACAAGTCCTGAAGAGCCGAGAGCAATCGAGATTTGCTTCTCGGCTTCTTTTTCGCCCTCAGCCTTCTGAGCTTCTTCACGCTCACGGCGCTCCCAATAGGCTTTAGCTCCGGCAATCGCCTTGGCTTCCTCTTCGGGGGTCTTCCAGATCTTTTTTTGCGGTACAGAAGATGAAGGCTTTTCGTTCCTCAGCCAGTCTGCTTCAAAACCCCGCCACCCACGCTCTGCACAGATTCGAACCGCTTCAGGAATGGTGATCCCTGCTTTTTCGACTTCGTTTGTAAACCGCTTCCAGGCAGTTTGAGTCAGAGGAGCCTTTCGAGCTTTTTTCCAATCCGCCCAGTGCTGAGGATCTACGCCTTCAGGCATCTGCACATCAGCAGATCGTCTGGTTTTTTTCTGCTCTGGAGCGTCAGCGACAGGAGAAGGAAAGGCGCTTGCGCCTTCTATATATTTATTCTCTGTATCTTTAATCTGATTAGTAGAACGCCCGTTGTTCGTCCGTTGTTCGTCCGTTCTACCGCCGTAGTTCGCCTGTACCTCATCGGTAGAACGGGCGTAGCGTTTCATAACATTTTTACGAGCCTGATTCGACTTTTCATAGCATTTCGCTATTTCGATTTCCGCGCGTTCGTTGGAATATCCGTCTTCAACCTTCTGGAAGTAGTTTTCTTTCACAAAGTCGAAGGATTCTTGTATCCGATCCGTAGTACCGCCGTAGTACGCCCGTACTTCGTCAGTAAGTCTTTGACAAAAAGACTCTGGGACAGGCTTGCATCCTCGATACTGCTCGATCAGCATCGAGAAGTAGAAGAACCGCTCAAGAGGGCGCATCCGAGCGGTGGCGGCTTCCCAATCCTTCACATAGAACGGGAAGAAGATCAGCTTCGGGTTGTCGTTCATGACTGCACCCCCTTCATGATCCATTTTTGGTTATCAGACAAGAGAGCCACGATTGGCAGTCCCGTCTTAACTGCAATGGTCGGCAGTCGGTTCGTTGGGAATTCCTTGCGTTTGTTCCACTGACTGATCAATGGACGGGTAACCCCGAGACGCTTTGCCAGAGCGCTCTGAGTGCCGCCGCAAGCCTGAACTGCAACCGCGACAGGATTGAAGTCAGCATTCATTGGCGTGTCCTTAAAAAGATGTTAGAAAATTACGACCAAGCAAGTATAACATAACATTTGCAAAAGAGTTAGGATTTTTTAACATCATTGACAACAGCACACAACGGAGTAACAACGATGACAACGGCAATCACCAAAATCATGAAAGAAAAGGGCATCAGTCAGGCTGAATTGGCGAAAGCCCTGGGCGTGGCGCGGCAGACTGTCGGCGTGTGGCAGAAGACAGGACGCATGAGTTCTTCCGTCCTGCCGAAGGTGGCGGCGGCTCTGCAAGTCTCGGCAGGAGCGCTGATCGGTGAGGAAACCAACGAACAGGGGCAGGCTGTCGTAAAGGTTGTCTCCGACATTCCTGTTCCTGACGGCTTCATCAGAATCCCTGTTCTGGATGTCTACGGCTCATGCGGAGACAAGACGCAGGAGAACAGCATCGAACTCGTGACGGGCGCAGTTGATATGGCTGCGTGGTTTGCCAGATCCCTTCCGGGCGTGACTTCCATCGGTCACTTGCAGATTGTCAGCAGTTCAGGCGACTCGATGGCTCCGACCATTGAGAGCCGTTCAATGGTCATCGTAGACTGCAACCAGAACACGCTTCGGGGCGATGGAGTCTTCTGCTTTAGGATCGGCTCTGACCTCTATATCAAGCGCATACAGCGCAATCTTGACGGTACTCTGACTCTTCTATCAGACAATCCTCAATATCAGCCAAGAACGATTGATCGTGCTGATCTTCCCCAGAGCGCCGTCATCGGTCGCGTGGTCTATGTCTTCAACGGAAACAGCATCTAGACACTAATTCTCACAGTTCAGAAAAAGCCTTGCATCTAGCCCGATGCAGGGCTTTTTTGTTGTCTGCTTCTGTCTACTCGTGTCTAAACAAATTTGATCTAGGTTAAACTTTTGTGTCGTTGATGTCATGAAACTTTAACATCGTTCTGAGTTGTGTTTATACTGCGTATTGTTAGCAATCTTTAACCGGGTTGCGAAACTTGAACAACGATTAGCAACGGAGCACAACATGAAACGCATCATCGAAAACCTCATTCAAGCAATCGCAGACGATGCCGACACTAGAAAGTGGTGCAAGAGCCTTTTCCTCGATACCAAATTCAACTGCTCTCGGTTCTTTGAGGATTGCGAGGGCGAGATTCACGCCGTCATCGAACTCACAGAGTACTACCGCGAAGAAGGCGAACCCAAGCGTTACGCCGTCGAGTGGATCGCCCACGAAGAACCGATCGAAGGTGCTACCCGTTTCGCCAACCGCGCCGTGACCTTCGAGGTGGACGAAAAAACCTTCCACATGCTTCGGGCATTCCTCAACAGCCGCACCACCGAAACCTTCTAGGAGAACCGCCATGGCAAAGATCAGTCAGTTTTTCGAATGGCTTCTGCAGTACGAGAACAGGGCAAGGGACAAGGCCGAGATGATCGCCATCACCCTTTGCATCTTTTACTTCATCGGACAAGTGATCCGCACCGCCCTCTAGGAGATAGCCATGAGCGCACACGCACTTTGCTATGCCGAATTCAAGTACCGCAACAGCCTTGATCCACGGGATCCCGACTACCTGCCCGAGTTCGAGGATTACGAAGTTGACGAATGGGTTGAGAGCAACATCGAGGACTACGCCACGCCGGAGATTCTCGCCGCGCTTGGCATCACCGAAGAACAGCTCATCGCTGAACCTTGGCGGCTCACTGAGAGCGAGTTCTACGAAGACAATCGCACGGACTTCGAGGACGATTATCGCCGCTCGATGCCCGATTGCTTTGACGAACCCGAACCTCGCGGAACCTGGGACTGGTCTCCCAGAGGTTGGTAATCACTTAGGAGCAAACAAATGAAAATTACCCCGTACATCAATTACTTGCTTGAACAGCTTCGAATCGAAATGCGAGTCAGCAACTACTACCGCGATTTGGTGATGACTCTGCTGTATCGCAAGACCCCTTTCTGAACCTTGAACCACCGGGGGCATCAGCCCCCACCACACAGGAGCAAAACATGAGCTATGCAACTTTGATCCTCGGAGAGAGCGGAACAGGAAAGACCGCATCGCTCCGCAACTTCGACCCCGCGAAGGTCTTGCTGATTCAGCCCGTTCGCAAGCCGTTGCCTTTCAAGTCTGTTGATTGGAAGGGGCATATCTATGTGAGCGACAGCCCCGCCAAGATTGTGAGCGCGATGGAGCGCACTCAGGCTGAGATCATCATCATCGACGATTGGCAATACATCCTGAGCAACCTGTTCATGGCAAAGCGCAATGAACGCGGATTCGATAAGTTCACCGAGATCGCGGGCGCAGGCTTCGACATCTGCAAGAAAGCGTCCGAACTCGCTGAAACCAAGCGAGTCTATATCTTGGCGCACACTCAGACAGGCGAGGACGGCACGACTCGGATTAAGACCATCGGCAAATTGCTCGATGAGAAGATCGTCCCTGAAGGGATGTTCACGACTGTTCTTAGGACGCTTGTCAACCAAGACGGCTACTTCTTCCGCACTCAGAACTCGGGAGCCGACACAGTCAAAAGCCCTCTGGGTCTCTTTGATGAAGCGCTGATCGAGAACGACCTCGCCGCTGTTGATAAAGCCATCGTGGATTACTACAGAATCGGCGCTGAGCCTGACCCCGACAGCCCTGCAACGGGAGCATAGAGAACCAACCAAGGGGCGGGACAACCGCCCCGACACAGATCCAAAACCAACCAACGCATTTACAAAGGATTGAAATCATGCGTACTTACTCCTTCAACACCGAAACCGCCGAAAAGGCTGACTCTTCGTCCTCTGGCATCCGAACCACGGGCGCGTACATTCTGGAAATCAGGCAATGCGCCGCCGAGACGAGTCCCAAATCTAGCGCTGAATGGCTGACCTTTGTCCTCGGCTCTCAGGACGGCACGAAGGTGATCACGCGACTCGTGACCGCCAAGAGCGACGGATCGGACGCTTTCGGGCTTGCCATCTTCCAGAGCTTGATGGGACTTCTGAATCTTCAGACCTGCGAACCGAAGCCGATGAAGGTCTATCAGCTTAACGGCTCTAGCTCGGACGGCTACCGCATCCCCGCTGTCGAGAAGAAGCAGATCGGAGTCCTTCTTCAGTACCAAGAAGAGAAGGACGCAGACGGCTACGCGAAGCTGAATGACAAGGGCTATCCGCGTTACCAGATGGTCTGCAAAGCATTCTTTGATCCCAAGACCCGCCAGACCTACAGCGAGAAGAAGGACGGCAAGCCCGCAAAGCGCATTGACTACTTGCTGACCAAATTGCAGGACGAACACGCCCCGATCAAGAGCGACAGCTTTGAGTCTGCCCCGCATCAGGCTTCTGTGCAGACTGCTCCGCTGACTCCCGAACAGGTCATTGATGACGCAATTCCCTTCTAATAACTAAGAGCGCTCTGGGGGCTGACCGCTCCCAGAGACAGACAACGAACCGAGAAAACAACATGACGCAGACATTCACAGATGAAACCCGTCCCGCAGGAGCCAAGACAGTCCCCGAGATTGCGAAGGAGCTTAACTACGGGACTGAGACTGTCCGAAAGGTGATGGTTACAGAACTCAAAGCCCAGAAGATCGGAGCGATTCACGGAGCGTATCTCTACAGCGCTGAAGACTCCATCGAGACGGCAAGACGCATCATCAAGAAAGAACGCCGCCGCAAGATTTCCAAGGCTGACAGCAATCAGGAGCCGCTTCTGCTTGATTCCGTTGAGCCTGTCGAGCCTGTCCAGATGCCGCAGAACGCTGATTCGATGCTCATCCAGATCAGCGAACCCAACCGCAAATACTTGAAGTCTATCGAGATGGCAGGCGGTAGCCCTGATGCTTTCATCAATCGCCTGATTGACTCTTACAGACTTTAAGACTCTAGGAGCAAGACATGACGGAACTGAAAATTTACGAGATTTCCGATGCCCTGATCAATGCCCTCGACAACGTGCGAGTGGACGAAGAGACTGGCGAGATCGTCGGAACTGAAGAACTGCAAGCCGTGCAGTTGAGCGCAGAAGCGAAGATCGTCAGTACGGGAAAATATCTGGCGATGCGCCGTGTCACGCTTGAAGGAATGAAGCAGGCCGCGAAGAACATCCAGAGCCGAATCAAGGCTGAAGAGCGCCGTCAGGCTTGGCTTGAGGAGCAGACGATTAAAGGGATGCAGGCGCTCGACAGCAAGCTGATCGAGGCTCCAGATGTCGCTCTGCAAGTGCGCCAGAATCCTGAGAGCGTTGACATCTTCGATGAGGCGCAGATCCCTGCCGATTTCATCAAAACGAAGACTGTTGACAGCATCGATAAAACGGCGATCAAGACGGCTCTCAAGAGCGGTCGGGATGTACCAGGAGTGCGTCTCATCCGCACGCAGAAACTTGTCATCAAGTGAGGTCAGGATGCCAAAGTCAAAAAAGCCACGGCATCCGAAGCGCGACAGGATGAACGGCGACTATGCGATGTTCATCCCAGAATCGCATCGTGAGGGCTTCAAGAATCTGCTGACGAATGTCTGTCTCATTGCCGAAGAGAAGATCCAGACGGGCGCTTGCAATCGTGGCGACCTCGCAATGATGAGGGATGTCTTGCATCTAGCGAATGCCCTGCTCGGAGTCAGCAATCACATCACGAAGGAGTCCCGAGCCGAGAGCCTTTCTTATCTGGAAAAGCGGATCAAGTCGTTCCAGGGCTTTTACTTCCGTGGCATGGAGAAAGGCGACTTTGTAGCGACTCTGAAGGAGATCGCGGACATCAAGGAAATCTTCGACCTCGCTCTGGATGTCATCGAGACCGAATGGAGTCTTGAGCCTGCTTGGTGTCTGGATGTCTACAAGGCGATCCTGTACATGACAAGGCAACCGACAGCAGGGCTGATGACTATCGAGCCGAGCGAGATCCGAAAAACGGCTGTACAGCTTCGATCCAAAAAATTACCGAAGGAGTTTTACAAGTGATAACTGAGCGCATGACGATTGATCAGATGGCGGCGCACTTTGGGGTCTGCCGAGCCACGATCTACGCGATGGTTCGCAGGGGCGAACTGCCCCAGAGCATCAAGGTCGGACGCAAAGTCTTCTGGAATGGCTCTAGCGTCAAGAAAGCAGAGCAGGCCGCAATCGCTAAAGCCGAAAGGAACATCAAGCGGTGAATGGCTATGTCTCAAAGGACAAGCTGATCGGAGCGCTGAATCGTGGCATCTCTCAGGCGCAGACCAAATATAGAGCGTCTGGGATGCCGCCAGAAGCCAGAGAGACAGTCCGATGGATCGAGGGGGCTGTCAGAACGCTTGAAGAACTGACGAGCACCCACATGACAGCCGGATATCTGAATGAACTTTTGAAGTCTGAAGATCGATTCCAGAAGGTCTTGGAGTGGGCGATCAAACAGGCAGCGAGGATGAAATGAGGATAGGAAATGAACAAAGTAATCATTGAACTCGACAAGGCTAGAGCGGAAAGGCTTGTTGAACTGCTGAAAGAACGCGGCGCTGATGACAACAATTTCATGTTGAAACAGGTAGAAACGCAACTGCAAGGAAAATGCAAACGGTCTATGATCGAATGGCATGAATGGGATGAAAGGATTCCTGAGGAAATCACCGAATACCTTCCGATCTTGGCAAGGTGGAGAGATCCGATTCTAAAAGCATGGAAGTATGACCTTTCGACAAAGTATGACTTTTACGGCTGTCCGGAATGGGCGATTTTGTCAAAGGAGTTAGAAAAATGAGCAAGAAAATCACTGTGACTCTGACCGAGGATGAGATCGACACGCTGACTGACGCAATTACCGACTACTGCGGAGAGCTGACTGACGCTTACGGGATCTACTTGTCAGAAGGTATGAGCAACGAGCAGGACGGACGGAACATCAGGATTCTGGAGAAGATCAAACTCAGGCTCTTGATGGGTCTGGACGAGTTGCCAGACAGTCCGCTTGAAGAGGAAGACTAAGCGCTTTTTGTGTCGCTTTTTGTGGGCTGACTCAAAAAAGACATAAAAATCAGGCACTCTCTGCGGTCTCCCCTTCCGCCAGAATCCCAAGACCCCGAAGCCTAGTGCTTTCGGGGTTTTTTCATGTCTTGCCAATGCTGACTGGCTTTCGTCTGTCTACCGCTGTCTGTTTGTGTCACATTCCTGTCGGCTAGAATCTGTGCGTGTCTGTCTCAAATCATCCCGTTTTTGTGGGCTGTGTTTGTGGGCTGACATCTTGAACAACAAAAATTTTGGGGGCAAATTGTGGGCGAGAGATCAAAGAAAAGAGTCGCGCCGAATCTCTATGTCGTGACCAGAGCTAACGGGGCGAAGCAGTATGTCGTGAGATTCATGGTCGAGGGCAAGGCTCGGGAGCGCTCAATCGGGAATGTCAATACGCTGACTCTGAGACAAGCTAAAGCCAAGGTCGGGAGCATGATCGAATCGGCAGGGGACTCATCCGAGCAGCCAAAGCAAGTTCCCGATTTCAGAGAGTGCTGTCAGTCGGCTCTGGTTGACATCGAGCGAGTGAAGAGATGGAAGAACATCCGATCATCGGCTCAATGGAAAGCCTGTCTTGAGAATGACGCGCTCCCGATTCTAGGCAGACTCCGAACCGACCAGATCAACCGGGAAGATGTCTTAAAAGTCCTTAGACCCATCTGGAACACAAAGCCAGAGAGCGCCAGACGCTTACAGCAAAGGCTCAGCGCTATCTTTGATTGGTGCATCGTCAAGAGCTACAGGGCAGACAACCCCGCCCAATGGCGCTCTAATTTGCAATTCTTCTTGCCCCCGATAACCAAGGTCATCCAGAGACAGCACCATGATGCTCCGAGCATCGAAGAACTGCGTCAGGTTGTTTCTTATTGCCGTCAGCATCCCTCGCCTGTTTCTGGGCTGATTCTGTTCGTTCTCGCTACTGTCTGCCGCGTCTCAGAAGCAAGACAAGCGACAGCGAGCCAGATCAATGCGGATGTCTGGATCGTTCCAGGGGCGGCGCAGAAGGTGGATCGAGGCGACAGACGAGTGTCGCTGTCTGCCCTTGCTATCGAAGCGCTGACGATGGCAAGCCCGGACGGGTATCTTTTCCCGGGTTGGCACGGCATGATCAGCCTTGACTCTGCTCGGCTCAAGATTAACGGCATCTTGAAACGTAAGACAACGATTCACGGAGTGCGCTCGACCTTTCGGGATTGGTGTGCAAGGTCAGGCATTGATCGGGACACAGCCGAGCGGTGCTTGAGTCATGATGTCGGGACAGCGACCGAACAGGCGTATCTGAGAGATGATTTTCTTGAACCAAGAAGAGCGGTTCTTGAACGATGGGCGAAGGAATTGTCCGGTTCCATTGTTGCATAATTCTTTCGATTTTTATATAATTCCCCTCAGAACAACTAGGGCGCAAGCCTAGCAGGAGCAAAAAATGACGAGACTCATCATCAAGATTACCGAATGCAGCGGTGAACATCGCGAATGGTCGGGAATGTACGACAAGGCTCACGCCGCTAGATACGACAGCCTGATTGACCTTATCAGCGCAGTCACCAAGAAGGAATTTGGTCAGAGTGCCTTTTTTTGGGAAGGTTCAGAACTGCCCGGCTACGGACAGATCGCAAAGCGCATCAGCCGTGACGGCGAGGGCGGTTACACCTGCCTGACGGGTCGGGTTCGAGTGGACTTCTACAAGAGCGACCTCGGACTCAAGTCCATCAGTCGCGCCCAAGCTCAGGAGATTTTTGAAGCGATGAGGAGCGAATCATGAGAGTATGCGTTTCGATGACCGAACAGAACGCCGAGACCTTCAAGGAACTTGGCGGATCGAAATGGCTTGCTGAAGCGATTGACCTTGCGCGGATCAGCCCGGCTGAACGAATCGACAAAATCGCTCAAAAAATTCAGTTGGAAGAGATGCGTGAGATTGCATCGCTTGCAAGCATCATCAGCTCTGCCGAGAAGGATCCTGTCGGGGATGAGATCACCAAAGAAGTGAGCATTATCTGCGAAGCTCTTCAGCGACTGAGAAAAGCCGCACAGATGGCTGAGAACTGGTAGGAAAAGGCATGACAACTCTCTAGATTTGTGGAGAAAAATAATGGATTACAAGGAAGTAATCAAAGAGTTTCAAGATGCAAAAAATCGTTGGTATTTAAGTAATGAATATCTAAAGGATAATGATTTCTTTACTAGAGAAGATGTAACAAACACCATAGAATACCCTTACGGTATTGTTTATCTACAGGATACTGCTGTTGAAACTTTAATTAATAAGATTAAAGAATTGGAAGAAAAATTAAAGGAGCAAACAGCATGATTGCGTTTGAGATTTTCTTGCACGGCTTCGACAAAAGAAGAGACGCTTTCAATGTGGAGATTAAGCGGATTGACGCAGTTGATCTTCGCCAAGCGAAATTGATTGCAGGGAAGATGCTCAAAGAAAGCGAATATGCAACTTCCGTGGAAATACATGATCCTAGCAAGCCATTTTTTGAATCGGTTGCAAGCAAAACACTTTATGGAACATGGGAGCAAACAGATGAGCAAATGGATTGAGAAACTTTCTCCGCGTTTAAGAGCGGAATTGCTCAGAAGAGTCAGCAAGCCCTACGAGAATGTTGATCTTGATGATTTTCACGTCTTGCAAAAGGGGCTAACCCTGAGCAATTGTGATCCCGTTTTAATCGCTTTCATGATAGAGCAGTTCGGCAATGCGTACATTCTTGATTTGATGGCGGAGCGAACGGGGTTATCTGTTGAGTATTGGCGCAATGAGTTAAGTAGCCGATACTTTGAACCCGATAATCTTTAGGACAAACAGCATGAGTAAAAAATTTCAGGTAATAGTTAAAGCAACAATCGAACGTGTAATTGAGGTTGAAGCAGAAGATTCAGCGGATGCAATTGCTAAAGCGGAAACCATCGCAAACACCCCAAACACTCAGTTTGAATTGGATGCAGATTCTGAATGGGAAGCAACCGAAGTGAGGGAACAGCATGAGCAAAAAGATTTTGATTGATTTAGACGCAGTGAAAGATCTGCTCCATGCGCTGGATCAGGCGCAAGATTTCTTAAACGACGCGAATATTTATGAAGATTATTTCACTCAATACATTCACGGGTTTTGCAAGTTATTAAAAGAAGCAGAGAAACATAAATATAGCGCGGTTGAATGGCATAGCGTTGGCGAAAGCCCAAGGAACGGCGCTCATATTCTCGTAAGAATTAAGGGATTAGTTTTCCCTGATTCGGTCTTCTACTATGATGATGTTGCTTGGATTACTACACATTCCGCCAAGGAAAACGTCAGTGAATGGGCATATCTGCCAGAGTGAGGGAACAGCATGAGCAAGATTTTGATTGATGAGGACACGCTTTATTCCGTCATTGACGCGCTTAATATCGGCTATTTAATCTCAAGCAAAAAAGAACAACAGCGGATTTTTGCCATGCGGAATGAACTTCTTGACGAACTACAAGAAACCAAAAAGCACTTCAGCGTTTTGGAGTGGCATCCAATGAGCGAAGCGCCTTCGAGCAACGCAGGGTGTGTACTTGTCGAATACTCGGGCGGTGGTTTTGGCTTCGCTTTTGGACACACTGAAACCCTCAAAGATGATCCTGATTACAAGCGATGGTCATATCTGCCCGAGTGACAAATCGCAGACACAAAAAAAAGACACGCCCCGACCATGAAAAGTCGGGGCGTTCTCTGTTGAGGTAAACAACACAAGACCAGAGCGGATTTTATCAAATCTGGACGTTGTTTTCACTTGTCTTTTCGGGCAGTTGTCAAAAATTCTTTGACAACTGAAAGGTACGATAAAATCGTACGGTTTACAGTCCTTACTAAGTTACTGTAAGCCTTATCAAGTTACTTGATAACTTCGATCAATGCGTCTTTTCTCTTGGCGCACTCGTGCCATCCGCTGTCGCACTTCTCAGCCATTCCAGATAACTCTCTGACCATTTTTCCCAAAGCGGAAGCTCTGGCTTGACAAGCTCCGAGGGTATCTCCGTTTTGACTGGCGGCGCTTGCGTTGCGGCGCAACCGCTCAAGCAACACGGAACGATCAGCAAGCAACTCACGATAACGAGTATCGGCAAGAAGGATCGAATTTGTTGCATCTTCTAAACCTTTCAGATTGTCAGCTCTGGCTTGCTCGATCTGTGCGGCATAAGCCAGGTTCATGCTGTCGATCTGGTGAACGTACCAGAGCCTTGTGAACATTGCGCCTAGGACAGCGCAAATCACGCAGGGAAGCGCTCTAAGCAGTAGAGAGATGTTCACCCCTTACCCCTTCAAAAATAAGCGTCTCTCGGCGTTTCTGCGCCTTGTCAGTCCCCTGTTCGGTTTGCCGCCGACTGTGTTCCAGAGCAAGAAGGACTCTGCCGCTTGGAGCGGAGCGCCGTTATTGAGATTCTTCAGGACTGAAGACCTGCGGAAAGCAGTCGCGCCGATGTTAAATGCAAGACTTAGAACGGCGATGAATTGATTCTCCGAGACGGGAACCTTTACCAGATCAGCAATCGCTCTCTGATGCTTTGCAAGATCCTCGACCAGAAGCGCATCAGCTTCCATCTGGGTGATCTCAAGACCTTCCCGCACTCCCTTTCCTGTATGCCCGTAGCCGATCGTCCAGACTCCTGCGGGACAGCGATAAGCTGTCAGTCTGCACCCTTCAAATTGTCCGACAAAAGGAGCGGCGAGAGACGGATCCCAATCTGCAAATCTTTTAGTTTCGGCGCTGATCATTTTTCTTGTCCATATTAATAATTTTCTGCTCGGCGGCTTCTCGGATGGTCTTCAGCGATTGACGGATCACGACAGGGACGAACCCCGCAAGCCCTGCACGGTCGAAGTTCTCAACAATGGAGACGGCTTCATTCACCATCAAGGCCGTGATCGTCAGGCTCATGAAGCTGAAAGAAGTGAAACCCAAATCAGCAAGCGATATGTCCAAGCCGTGAGCAAGCGAGACGAAAGCGAACATGACCACCTTGCGCATGATTCCTGTTCGACCCGCATCGGAGTTCAGTTCTCCCGTCCTGATTGCCGCGAAGGTTCCCGTCATCCAATCACCGATGGAGAAGCAGACAAGCCACAGCAAGCCGTTTGTCATCTCTCCGAAAGCAAATTGAAAGAGCGCCCCAAGCAGAGCGCCGACAAAGAGACAAGCCTTGTCAAAAGCGTCTGGGAAGACCCAAGAAAAGAAACTCATTGAATCCCCCTAAACGCTTTTCCACGGCGTGATTCTGCAAGTCATTTGGAGCGGATTCTTTGCTCCAAAATCCCAAGTCTTCCACCCAATCAAGAATCTGAAGCCTTTATCTTTCTTGAACGGGTAGACAAACAAGAAAAAGATCATCCAACAGCGCAGACGATCATCTCTGAAGATAGTCTCACGCTTCCAGATGCCGCCATTAGAAAGCGGTTTGTGATGCTGAAAATAATCATCGTCAGGCGTGAATTCATAACCGAGATAGTCCCGCTGAAAATTCACGGCAGGGTTTCTCAGAATCCAAGTGACTTGCTGTAAATAGACAGAGCGTCCTTCCCATCTTTTACGATGATCAGGATCGCCTAATAAGTTCGTATTCGGAGTCGTACACCACCAAAGCCAAGTCCCTTTCAGGCTGTAGTCCGTAGCAAAAAACGGCGCGATTGGACTGACCAACCACGCCGCTAGAGAACTCAGGAAAAATACAGGCAAAAGGGCGATCCATTTAATGACCGCTAACATGATATTACTCCTCGATACTGTCCTCGGTTTCAAGGTCGTTAATTTCCGTCCGCCATGCCTGACGCTGTGCGATCTTTTCTGAATATTCCTTTTTGGTTGCCGAACCCTCGGCAATCTTGAGGACGATGTAATCCGTCTCCGCTAGCATCCGCTTTAACTCTGCGATGCGGTTTTGCTTTTCCTCGGCGGCTTTTTCCTCTGCACTCTTTTCAGGCTTTCGGACTACGCGCCAAAATTCGCCGTCGAATTTTGCTTCATGCGTTTCAGAGCCTCGCGTTACCTCTTGGAAAATAGCGCGGAGTTCTACATCGTGCGCAGTTTGCGAAGAATGACTAACCACACCGAGTTTCTCGCAATCTTCAGCGGTTTTTGGCTTTTCAACATAATCCCAATCTGTGCCATTCCATTTATAGAAATATCCATCGAGCGTTTCTGGGACGATTTCAGCGCTGTTTTCAGGCATCAGCAGTTTGCCCGTTTTCGGATCTAATTGAGCGAAACTAGAGCCGTTAAAGAAACCATCTGAATCAAAAAGATAAACAATTCTAAGAGACATTTGATTCACCTATTCGTAGCGGATGCACGGAAGCGCAGTTAAAGCCGGGGGCTGGACTGTTGAGGAATTTCCATAAATCGCAGAGGATCGGGATGCGTCTAGCGTAACCGCCCAATAATTATTGCCAAATGTTGCTCCGGTCGCGTTGTTTATAGTAGTGTTCCCTTTGGTTTCGTCGATGCACCCCGATGATGTAGCTGTATTCCAATGAATAACATTCATTCCGCCTGTAATGTTCGGCAAGCCTGCGGAGATTTCCGTCCCTGCCGTTGACGACCCCTCTAAGAATTTGTCAATGAGATTCGGCAAATTGAAAGTCGTAGAGCCGTCTCCTGCGCCGTAAGTATCGCCGATTACGGCATACAAATCAGCGTAATCGGTTCTGGAAACTGCCGCGCCATTGCAGAGCAGATAGTGCGCAGGGACAGAACTACCCGCAAAATAGATATAAGAACCGACAGGGAGCGCTACGGATTCGGCGGCAGCTTGAGCGGCTTGAGCGGCTTGTGCAGACTGAGCGGCGGCTTGCTGTGCCTGAGTGGCAATCGTTGCCGCTTGACTTGCCGATGTCTGAGCCGATTCGGCGGCGGTCTGGGCGGCGCTTGCAGAGCTTGCAGATCCTTCGGCTGCGGATGCCGAAGTTGATGCACGACTCTCGGCATTCTCTGCGGCAGTCTGAGCAGACTGAGCGGCGGTCACAGCGCTCTGAGCCGTTGAGACTGCATTCTGAGCGGTCTGCGATGCTCCTTGAGCCGTTGTCACAGCGCTCTGTGCGGTCTGGACGGCTTGAGATGCCGAGGATTGAGCGCTCTGCGCAGTCGTGAGAGCGCCGGTTGCGGTTGTCTGAGCCTGTCCCGCTGTCGCTACTGCTTGATCGGACTTTGTGTCTGCGTCTGTTGCAATTTGCACAGCCCGAGCGGCTTCTTCTTCTGCATGAGAGGACTCGCCGCTGATCTCGGAGAGCGCTTGCTCCGTCTGAGTGACAAGGCTCTCTCCGCTCAGTTCACCAGTCGGAGCGCGATTAAATCTAAAAGTTACATCTGCCATTTTTGAACCGCCTAATTATTCGGGAAGTTTGATGAAAAATGCCATCGTGAAGAACTTGTTTCGGATGTCCACATCACTACCGCTCCCCGCATCACTAATTGTGACGGTGTGCGTGTGCGCTCCGTCCTGAGAGGTCGCACCATCCCACGACCGAGACGCTTGGAAAGTGTTTTTATATGAGCCGTAGTCTGTGCCGACCGCCGACCGCGCAACGGCAACCACCTCGCTCGTCGCTGAAAAAGCGCCATTGTTCACACCTGGAGCATCGGAATCTGTTGCGATGATGCCTGTGATTTCCATCGTGCCACGGGTGTGGGTGTGCGCTCCATTGGTCGAGACTGTCGCGCCGTGGCTGTGGGTCGGCATCTGAGCCGCAGACAGGGTCACGCTGTCAGCGCCGCCCGTCTGCCCTGCATCGGTAGGCAGAGATCCACGGACACAGCGTCCGATCATGTTCGGGACATTGCCGCCTAGACCATCTGAGCGACCATCGCAGAGCAGAAAGTCCTCATCGGCTTCAGACTCGCCCCAAAAGATCGGATGACCATTGGAGTCCACAGTCACGTTGTAGGCTGTGATCACAGTCCCGCCACGGACAGATGAGCGGTCGAGATTCTTCCAATAGAGCTTATTCGGCGGGACGATGTTGGTGCATTGCTGAATGCACCGATATTTAGTCCCGTTGTGAAGGATCTCATTGCCGACCTCGTAAGTGAGAGCGGCAGACCAATTCATCAGGCCGCCCTGCTGTTGCCACAATGCGAACTGCGACAACAGATAGAGGACACCATTCATGTCTTCTCTAAACGGCGGGATGCCGCCATCAACGAGAGGGGTCGAGTTGACCTCTCCGAACCCTTCTTCTTGGCTGAAGCGTCCCGTCCCTGCTTGAGCGGCGGTCTGCGGCGGCAAGGTCTTGTCTCCAAGGCTTGCGAATGCCGCTTTCAAAAGTGTCTGAGGATGGTTACTCACGATTAGCCCTCATAAATGGAATCAAACTGATAAAAGATGCCTTGATCAAACGGCGACAATTCAGAACCATAGAACCCAAGGAAAGGAGCGCTCGGGTCAATGATGAAGATCCTCGCTTGCACCCCTGCGGGGCGGTTCGGGATGCCGTAAGTGCGCAAGATGGCAAGCTGATTGGTTGTCAATTTGCCGAGAATGCGAACCTCGATTGTCATGTCCTGTTTATCGACCACCCAAACAGGGACAGACAGCAAGCGAGACAGAAGATCGTTGATAACCGATGCGCTCTCTGCGGAGAGGTTTCTGAGCGCTTTCAGCATGATCAGAAAGCGATAGTCCTCATCGTCCAAGGACACAGAGCCGCCGTCCATCGTCAGAACCCGAGCCGCGCCGACCCGATCCCCGAGCCAATCAAGAAAAACGCCGTGAGCCGTTGCTGGGTCTGCGACATACCTGATCAAGTCCTCAATCTCTGGAGTCGCGTCAAGCTCTTCATGAATGAAGTCGGCAAGCGCTGTGAACCGCTCTGCATGGCTGTATTGCGGCTGTAGAGCCTGAGTCGTATCAGACGGGACATCGGGGATTGCGCAGAAGTCCTGAGAACTCAGGACATCGCGCCATGTCTGCGTTGAGGTCATAACTGCACCTCGTTTCCGATGATGATGGACTGCTCTGAGATGACAGGCTCGACATCTGCATCAATCGTCACGCTGTCCGAGAAATCCCCTTCACCGAGCGCTACTTGCACCGTTGCGAGAGGGGTATCGGATGCCCCTGCAATCACTTGCCAAAAGCGCGATGCATACAGCCTTTGAGCAAGGCCGATTCTCGGGAGCGTCCCTTCACCATTGGCATCTGCAAGAATCGCAGAGCGTACCGCGTCCTGTTCTGCTTCAGGGATCGCAGAAGCAAAGATGACCTTGACGCTCAGAGTTGTCGCGGTCGGTCTAAGGATCTGATAGGAGTAAGTTGCTCCCTGCGGAATTTGGTAGGTCACAGTCGTGTTGCCGCTCGTGCCGCATCCGCTCGACTTCTTCTCGTAGATCGCTTGAGCAAGGTCGGCAGACTCGCCACCCTCAACGCAGACAGCCACCGAATGCGCAGGGATCGTGATCCCCCAAGAAGTCACAGCCTGATTCGTGGCGTTCTCAAGGACTTCGACATCAATGACACCATCCAAAGCGGCAACCGCCGCCCTGATCGCGTCCACTGTCCCATGACTGTTGTATGCAACGGATTCAGCCGCTCGCACACGGAACTCTGCATCGGACTCACGAAGCCGTCCGAGAACCCCTGCGGCAGGGTTGATCACAGAGTCCCAACCGGGAACAGTCGTAATGATTCGGGTCACAGTCTGGGCTTGAACATCCAGAGCGCCGACCTCGACAGCAGAGAAGTCAACCAAGGCCGTCCCAGATGCACCGATCTCGGTAGCAGTCAGACATCTGAATCGCCGCCCGTCCAAATCAGAAACCATTGCACCGAAGGGGATCACAGTCCCCGCCAAGCCCGAGCAGATGCATTGAACAACAGTCGAAGCGGCGGCTTTTCGATCCAAGAAGTACAGACTATTGAGAGCGTCCAAGAAGGATCCCGTCGCTTGCTTGCGACTGTACTGAGAAGCCAAGAAGGAGATCTCGCTATTCTTGGCGATGATCTCAGCGACAATCGCATCAATCAACTGCCCGAGCGGCTGATCTGGGTCGGTGTTGACCTGAATGTCTGGGTCAGCGACAGAGAAGATGCTAGAGATCCGAGCGACCCAATCGGCTCTGATTTCCTGCGCAGTCGGGATGATCACGCCCGATTCATCAAATTCTAGTCTTGCCATTTTCACCCCAGATGGTTGTAAAGGTAACTTCGCCCGAGACTGTGCGGGTCTTCAAGTCGAGAGAGTCAACACGGACAGCGTCAATGCTCTGGACTCCCTCGATACTCTGAGCGGTTTCACGGATCCGCGCAGCGATAATTGATCTTCGGAACTTGAGCGCGAGGGCTTCAGAGAACCAAGCGATACCGCTGTCGGCATAGAAGTAAAGACCGCCCCGAAAATTTTTGCAGGCGCAAGCGATGTTCTGGGCTACGGCTTCAGTCCTGTCGCACATGAGAAGCGACCCATTTGATCCGATCTGAAGATCCCAATCGGCTGTAAGTTTTGCAGTAAGTGCATTCGTCATGAATTCGGCTCTCCCGTTGAATCGCTACCAGATTCGACTCCGCCGTGCGTGTGAGTCTTCAAGCTAATGCCGTCAGCGATGACATCCCCTGTAAAGATCGCGGTATGCTGTCCAGAGCCGCCGCCCGTAATCGCGCCGTCTATGACGATCTGCGGTGCGGTTAATAGGATTTCTTGGTCAGCGTCAACGGACACGCTTGGCGCTTCGATTTGCACCCTTTGCGTGGCTTTTATGACAATCTCTCCGTCATCTTCAAGATGCACAAAAGTCTCTGGAGTCTTCCCGAAAAATCCCCCGATGTAAAAGCCATCGCTCATGTCGAAGCATCTGAAGGAGCCAGGGACTACAGGATCAGCGCCCCCTCGGACATTTGTGCAGTCTTGCTGAGCGAAGATTGCAAGGCCGATGTCACCCGCTTTCGGATCGCAGATAACCGCCGCCGTGCCATGCTGAAGCCTGAAGTACGGCAAGCGCGGGATGCTGACGGGCGGAATCAGATTCCCGTCTGCGTCAGTCTGGGCGACCAAAGGAGTAGCGCTCAAAGTTCCCGCTCCCGCTCCCGTCCTAGAGCGCTCAACGGAGTCAACCCTGACGGGAATCGCTGTGCAAACGCTTTGTTTAATGATCTGTTTGATTAAGAAAATCTGTTGGTTGTATGCACTCGCAAAGTCTGCAAGTCTTGCGGGCATCTTGAGAGATTCGTCAGCCATTGAACCAAGTCCCCGCGAAGTCTGTGAACCAATCGCCGTTGTTCGGCAGATTGGCGCTCAAAGAATGTTCGATAGAGGTCAAGCGCCAAGAGCCTGACGCTCTGGGCAGTCTGCTTGTGATCTGGACTGTGTCGCCAATCGAAAGATCAGGTCTAAAGAATGTCTTGCATCGAATCCCGAATTGATCGAAACTCGGATAGCCGATCTGCCCATTCTGCGGATTGATCGCAGTCACAGAAGAATGACCCCGAGCCTTGTCAGCAGGGAGCAAGACCACCGTATCGTCTTCAAAGATGAGATCAGCGCCGACAGCATTAGCGACCCACTCTGCTTTGCTGATCGGGTCACCATTGATGACGCAGTCCGACAGACTTGCAGATACGCCCTCATTGCGAAAATTAAATCCCGCTTGCTTGGCAAAGGACTCGACCAGAGAAGCGGCGCTCTGGGAGCCGTTGACGCTGACGGGTGGAGTCGGCTCAAGTTTTGCAAAACTCGCCGTGATTGCTTCAATCTGCAAGACGGGAGACGGAGCGGCATTGAAGTCTGGCGCGGAGTTGGTTATCTCGCCCATAAAGACCGTAGACAAGCGAGAACCCTCGCCCGCCCGAACTATGATCCTATTGCGCTTGAGACTCAGAGCGTTAAAGCTCAGCATCGTCAGCTGAGCCATGCGGGCTTCACTAAGCCCCCAAAGCCGAGCCTGTAGGCTTGGCAATTCTGGGACTCCCTGACGCTTGATCCGAACCGAGCAGGCGAAGCCGTCAAACACCAAATGCTCGCCCTCGATGTCAATCTCGATGACTAGATTTTTCGGGCTATAGCTGTTCATTCTTCGTAAACCAAGAGCCAACGGGAGCCAAGCCCCTCATATTGCGGATCGGCATCGCCTTGAGTATCAACCCATGTAATCTCTGCGGGCTTGTCTGGGAAAGTCCAAGGAAACAACTCGCCCCCATTGACCGCCCGAGTCATGCGCGTGATCTGCACTCCGTCCACGATGGCAGAAGTGAAGACGCTCGATCCCATCTGTCTAACCTCGATCTCAACCGACTGAGAGCCGATCACAAGCGACACCCTCTGGAAAGGAATCGCACTAAGCGGAATTTCCATCGTCATGTCTTAGCCCCCATTGAGACGGACTAGCGTTGATTTCGGCTGCACCCGACCGCCGTTCACAGGCTGAGCCGCGCTTGCATTCTTCGGAGTCCACCCACGAGAAGCAGAAACGGACACTTGCACGGCTCGGATGCGGATGAAGGACAGCTCTACAGTCAGCAGAGTCGCCCCGTTGGCGCTTGTATGCGCCGTGCCGATTGTCTCCAAAGCAAGAGACTCGGTCACATCTTCAGGACTGACCAACTTGCAGAGATACTGACTCCCGACTCCTTGCTTCAGAGCCTTGAGCCGCCCCATTGCGACAGTCTGCTTCGCGGGGTCGTAGCCAAGGGACAGACTGACCTTGACCGAGTCAGGCGCTTGCGTCTTATTGAATGCGGCGAGTTCGCCGTTCTCAATCGGCTCGGTCAAGACTTGCGAGGTCTGAGCCTTGGTCACTTCCAGAATGCCGTCATAGTCGCAGATCGGCTGATCGTCAGCGCCCAGAAGGGCGTATCTAGAGACTTCCATCTTTTACCCCTTGAGCCGAACACCACGGACAGCCTGCATTGCGCCCGTTGACATCCTGTCGGTCGCTCGGTTGGTATAAGCGCCGACAGCGGCTCCGATGGCCTGCGGATTGTCAGCCGTCTGGATGTTGATGACCTGATTCATCGTGCTGTTGACAGGCATGGAGTTCGTTGTCGAAGATTGCTGAAGAACCGACTGCTGTTGAGCGCTCGGCGGGTTGTCCTTCTTGCCGAAGCCAAGAGCATCCTTGGCGGCATTCCAGAGACCAGAGACACCACCCTTGGCGGCTTCTGCCAAATTCTTAATCGGCTCGATGAATGTCGAGACGAAAGACTTGAACCAATCGCCAAAAAGACCCTTGACCCACGCCCCGACAATATCGAAAGCCTTGGAGAATCCTTCTTTAATTTGCTTAGCGGCATCGTCTACCCAAGTACCGACCTTGCCAAAGAACTTCCCGATGTCATCAAAGGACGGCATCAAGTTGTAAAGCGCTTTAGCCCAATCGTCGATCTTGGTGATCACAGTCGTGACAGCGGCGATCAGTCCTGCAATGATGACTGCGATCCCTGTCAGAAGCCCAGAGATTGCCTTGAGTGCAAGCGACAGCGCTCCGCTAAATAGCGGCTTGACTGCATCCCAGACTTTGCCAATCGCATCGAAGAGCGTCCCGAAGGACTTACGCACTTCTTCAATCGTCTCAGAGCCGATGCCGATAGAGCGCATCATGCGCTCGATCATGCTGTCTCCGCCCTGCGCGAAGGTCATGAGGTCATCAATCGCAAGACCCAGAGCGACAACTGCGGCGACAATCGCGGTCAACGGCAAGAAGGATGTCGAGAGAGCGATACCGAAAGCCTTGACCGCCATGATCATGGCTTTGATCTCGCCAAGGTGCTTTGCGCCGAAAGCGACAGCCAGGACTACACCCAAGATCGTCAGGAATTGAATGTTGTCCCTGACCAACTTCATCAAGCGCTCCATCCAACGCCCGAGCGCAGTCAGAGCGGGAAGAACAGCGCGGAAAGCCACAGAAGCGACATCGCCCGCCGCAGTCCTGAAGTCATCCCATGCGTTCTTGAATGCCCGAGCGAGTTTTGTGTCCTTCTCGGTGAAAGCGGTCTGGCGATACTTGCTGACAAGTTCATCTGCGGCTTTCTGACCTTTCAGAAAGATCGGGATTGCGTCAAGCGCTACACCCTGAGTCTCTAAGAAGCGCTGAGCCTGTAAGCGGCTCATGCCCTCGATTCGCTGACCGAGCTTAAAGAACTCAGTCGCAGGGCGACCCGTCTTTTTGTAGAAATTCTCTAGCGTTGATTGCAGGGCTTCAGCCGTACCGCCCGCCGCCACGTTAGCCTTAGACCAAGCATCAAGCTCTTTGACTGCGATGCCCGTCTTTCTGGACATCGTCTCAAGCCCGTTCGCCTTATTGATGTAGTCATCAAAGGCTTTCGCAGAAGCAAGACCGCCGACAAGGGTAGTCAGGACTCCTGCGAGGGATTTTTTCAGACTACCCAGAGACGAAGCCAGAGAGCCGAAAGCGCCCTTCGCTTTCTTCGATGCGTCCTCTGCCGCTTTACCGATCTGTGTTACAGATGTTTGAACACTTGCAGAAGCGGCGACAGCCTGACCAGAAGATCCTGTGACGGCTTCAGCCACGCCACCAACGGCGGCGCTTGCCTGATCCGCTACGGATTGGAGCGCAGTCGCGGCTTGATGAATGCCCTTCTCAAGACCCGAAGCGTCAACGCCGAGGACGATTGCTAATTCTTGAACGATGTCAGCCATTTTGCTTTGTACTCAGCCATGAGTGGTAATTCTTCAAGAGCAAGACTTCTTGCATCATGAAAGCGTCTTCAAGGCTGTAGACGCTCTGAAGTTCGGCAAGAGTCGCCATCCCGCCGCTGATCAGATTGCCGATCAAGGGCGGGATGTTCTGAAACTCAGCCGTGTCTCTCACTCGACCTGCTTCAGCATTCCATTCAGCTTGGCGCGGAAGTCGGACTTGAGCGAAGCGATAAAAAAACCGAAAGACGCCTTGAACGATGCAACCCATAACAGGAAAATCGTCCCACAGTCTTCGATTTGACCGCCCGCCGTCTGGGCTGTGATTCTCACAGTCCCGCCCGACTCCGTGACCCGCTCACAGCAAGCGAGAAGATCATCCAGAAGCCCCTTAATCTTTTCTTGATCCAGAGACGCTTGAGCGACCTTCCCGATGATCTCTTCCGCGCTCATGAGCTTGAGCGCAGAGAGCGCGGGGACTCCCAGAAGACAGGCGATCCTCATGCCGAAGATCGCCGCCTTGTAAGAGTCCATCGGCGTGATGCGAATGGTCAGGTCTTTAGAGCCGTCCTGAATCGTGATCTCCTTTGCTTCTCTCATGATCGCTTACTCCACCGATTCGAAAGTGAACCCGAAGACAAGCTCTTGCAGGGTCTTGCCAACAGCGGGCATCGGCGGGACGCTTGTCAGGTATCCACGGCTATAGGTGAAGGTCTCGCCCGTCGCACGGACTCGGACAACCATGCCGATCTCGAACGGACGAAGCTGAGTGCGCTGAGCCTGGGCGAGCGTCTTCAGGTAATCAATCGATGGCGAAGTTGGCTGAAGGGTGAGATTCACGACCTTGGGAGCGGGCGTATAGCCTGCCTGAAGTTTGCCGTCCACGCTCATGCGGGTTTCGATCTCTTGCACAGCGTCAGCTGTGAGAGCAGAGTCAGCGCCGAACTGCTCAAGAACAAAGCCCTGCGGATAGAGGTCTTCAATCGTCATGCTGATCGCAACGTCAGCGGATGTAATGTCGGACATTGTTTTAGTTCCATAAAAAAAGCCCCAAGGGATGAGCCTTGGGGCTTGTGAGTGAATCGGTTATTTGTGTTGTACCCGTTTACTGTTTTCGCTTCGGGTTATCCATCGGCAGTTGTCAGGACAGTAATCACCATCTGGATCAATGCGATCTATCGTCAGACCTTGCTTGTAGCCGTGAGACATCGCCCAATCACGGAAGACTGCAAAATCTTTCCATTCTGGACAGACTTTCACGCCCTTTGCGCCATACCATTTATAAGCCGTTGAGTTCGGATTCTCGCAACGGGTCTTCATGCCGTTCAAAACCGCAAAGAGAGCCGTCCCAGATCCGCTGTGCTTAATCTTGGCTTGCGTAGCGTGTTCCAACCCCTTGCAACCGCACGAGATAGTATGACCGCTCCGCAAATGCGCAGTTGAGACAGAGATGCGTTTACCGCACACACAGACGCAATGCCACTTAACGTATTTAGAGCATGAAGTATCACGCTCCAAAATCTTCAAGAAGCCTATTGTCTGGCCTGTCAGGTCAATCATCCGATTTGATGGTCTTCCCTTGGAACTTGCGCCGATCCTTCTCTGAGTCTCTTTTGCAAGACACCCGCAAGACCGAACCACGCCACTTCTAAGAAGACAGCCATCTGCGATCTTCTCTTTCCCGCAATCACAGACACACAGCCATTGAGCGGTCGGCTTGTCGCTTGGCACTTGATGCTTTACCACCAACCGCCCGAAGCGCTGACCCGTTATGTCAATGACTGGCTTCTTTGCGTTCTTGAGATTCGCAATAGATGAAGAATACTTCTGGCATCCGCATGACTTGGTATTGCCAGAGGTCAGATCGCTAGTTTTTACTATTGTTTCCTTTCCGCAATCACACAAGCAGAGCCAATGGCGTCTCTGATTCCTTGTCTCTGCTTGCGCTTTCACAGTCAACTTGCCGAATCGTTCCCCGATAAGATCAAACAGCATCTTTTTACTGCTCCATCAAAGAGTTTTACAACCCTTTAATTATAGCGCAGTAACAGGGAACATTAAATACTACATGTTACCGGCATGGAAATTGTCTGAACGCTTCCGCCGTACGTATAGAGGAGACTCATGACAGGCGTACCGCGCTGAGTGCGAACTGCGGCTTCAGGATCAGCGATCAGCAGATACCAACCCTTGGCATACAGTTCGTCAGCGATGTCGCGTCCGAATTCCTGAGTGGCCTGCGCCCTCTGGGACTCGGAGAGCGTCACGCCCTCATCAATCACGCCGACATTCTTAGCGGCACGGATAGCATCAGCAATCCATGCTTGGATCAGAGAGTAACCCTTCTGAGTGTACGGGACGCGATTCGTCTGAGCGAAGCCGTCCATAATGCACCTCTGGATCTTGGCGCGGAACCAGATCATGCCGATCAGCGTGTCAACGTAGCCGTACAGATCACCCGTCAGTCTGCCCTTGTTAAAGAACCTGAATTGCGCGTTTCTCGTGGCGAACTCGCCGACGTAAGAGATGCGATTTGCATCAAGAACAGCGGCGACATCCTGAGAAGTCACATCGGCGGGAACATTCGCGGCGCTCTTGGCGAAAAGCACCTTCATGCCCTGCGGCAGATTCCACGCGATAGAAGCGGGATAGGCAAGGACTGCGGCGGCGGTCACAATGGAGCGAGTGAAGACAGAAAGAACGACATTAAAGTCATCCTGAATCTTGCCCGCAATCGTAGCGTCAACAGTCAGAGCATCATTGACTCGCTCATCCGAAGTCCAGAACAGGAAGAAGTAATCGTCATCAAGATCCGTCCAAGCTGCGAACTCACGGACTCGGGTTTCGTCAGTCTGCTCGGTCAGAGTCGTGAACTGCGACCAATTGCGCGTGACCTCACAGATCGCATCCATGTTGGCGGCAATCGTCATCGCGTCAATGCCCTGAGACAGGACTGCGCCCGCGCTCTCGGTCAGGCCGAGAAGGTCAGCGAGAGAGCCAGAGCCGTAGCTGATCGTGGCATCTTCGCCCGTGGCTTCAGTCTTGAAGATGAAGCGCTTCAGATCGGAGTTGTATGTACCCGTCACGCCCGTAAACTCGGCGGCTACGGCGGTTGCCACGGCAGACAGAGAAGTGCATCCGCTCAGATCAATGCCCGTGGCGGCAACTTCCGTCCCGTTCACAGTCAGCGTGAGAGTGCCGTCAGTGATTGCCTGGTATTCGGCAAGAGCGGCGACAGCGCCAGAGCGGATCCAAGCGGCTTTATCGGCAGTCAGGTCAGCGCCGACAACCAAGGCAGAGGGGATGTGTTGCTGATTGTTGATGCCCGAAAAATACTGCTGTGCAAACTTCGTCACGTCGGCAGAAGCGCCAAAGATGGCGGCGACAGATGCCGTGTCCGTGAAGGTCAGCGCGGGCTTGTCAGAAGGGATGAGATCAGTCGAGACGAAGATCATGCCATTCGTCTCAAGATCGGCGCTCCCGCCCCGAAGAATGCGAGGGGGCAGAGACACAAGATAATTCGCATTGATGCTCATTTGTGTTTAATCCTCAAGTGAGAAAGTAAAAAAAATGCCCCTACTCGGGGGGAAATCGGACATCCGCATTGATCAGATCAACCTCTGCGGCGTTGAAGTATTCCATGACAGTCTCAGACGATCCCCAATAGCCAAAGTGCAGATCAACCGACCATCGAGGCAGATATTTGCCGTCCATCAAGCCCGTTAAATTGCGCGGGTCATCGGCATAGAGGGGCGCGAGTTTGTATTGCTCCAAGAATCGGACTGCGGCTTCAGTACGGATGCAACGCTCAAAGCCTTGGATGCGGCTCAGAGCCTTGACAGGACTAGACGAATAGCAGTCAATCTGAACAACCAACTCGTGATATTCATCCCATCGAATCTTATCGAGCGGTAGCCACTTCTCTATGGTCGTGCCGTGCCGTCTGGCGGCAATCGGTGCATAAACGATAAATTCGTTCGTATCCTTCGGCAGGGTTTCATCATTGGCAAAGCCCGGGATGATGTGCCGGCCATCGTCAACGACAGATGGCTGTGCAAACTCAAGAAGAAACTTCTCTAGCCCCTTGAAGATCTCGGCGGCAGTTGTGTCAGTCGTTGCCATTTGTCAGGGTCTCCTATTTATCTGGCACGATGACCAGCGTTTGCGGAATCGGTTGCATGATTGCCTGAACCGAAATCCAACCTTCGGCACTGAAATCCTCCATTACCGCATCAATCTGCCACTGACGATTCAAGTGATCAAGAAC